TGCTTTTGGTAACCGATTGTTGCAGGAACTGCCAACTGGGTGTTGTCACCGAAGTTGGAAGTCGCATCGGAACCATCATATGATTGCGCGATGTATGGCATTGGACGCCAAATGGTGTCGCTTGAACGCTCCATTTGCTGACCATTGGTGTTGTATTTAGAAACCAAAGAAGACAAAACCAACGCATCGTTGAAGCCTTCTAGGATGTTTTCGAACGCGACGCGTTCCTCTTTTGAAAATGCGTTTGCCATTTTCTACTCCATTAAGTTTAAGCTGATCGCTTCTGCTTCTTATAATTGAAAACCTTTGAATAGTCTCCAGTTCTTTCAGCTTCCGCTCTCAGACGTTCTAGGGTGTTGTCAACCGATCCAGAAGGGCGACCTGTGCCGCTGATCTTCTTTTCTGGTTTGGCTTGCGCCTTGCGTGTTGTGACTTTCAAATTGGTCTCCAATTTTGCCACCGCGAAAGCGAACTTCACGGGATCAGTTATTGAGGCGATTTCCTTCGCTTTCTTTGGGTTCTTGCCAAGAGCATAAACGACCAAAGCGGGGTTATCCGCGCCCTGAACAATCATGCCTTGCTGCATAACGCTAAGAGTATCTTGAACAACATCTTCGGCAAACTCATAGTCTTTAACCTTTAAGTCTGACTTAGACGAATGATAACTCTCCAACTTACGCTCCCAGTCCTTTTGAACAGCTTGCTGTTCTGCTTGGACCTGCGCTTGCCTTTCGTCATGTTGACGCTTCTCTTCATACCACGTCGCAAGTTCCTTTTCGTAACGCTCGGTGTCGTAATCCGCATCCTCTAATGTTGGCTTTTTGCCAAGAGGCTGTTGAACGGGGGCTTGCCCTTTCTCTAATCTCTCTAGCTTTTGCTCCAACTCTTTGGCGCGTTTCTTTTCCTCACGGTACTGTTTGCGAAGGTCACGAACCCACTCTGGGGCACGCTCTTCTTCCTCTTCTTCGGGGTCAGGCGCTTCCCCGTCTATAGTGACAAATACATCTACGTCATCTTCTGTTTCGGCCTCAGAGACTTCACCTTCATCGTACTCGGCTTCGGATGTTTCCTCGGCTTCGTCCTCTAGTTCTTCCTCCGGCTCCTCAACTTCCAATGTTTCTTCGTTGATGTCTTCGTCTATTACTGCCTTTTCAAGTTCCATTTGATCCTCGTTACATTCTCACCCATCATAATGTGCGTCTGGGTGGCTGACGCATTCCTGACCCTGAAACTACGGTTTGCAGTTCCTTGGCGGTATTCACTACATTGGAACGCTCTGATTGCTGAATGCCAGCAAGCGTTTCAATTGTTTTGGCTCGCGTTTCTTCTGTACGCGCTGCCGTGTATTCTGTATCGGCCAATGCCTTCTGAGCCTGTGCCTGAGACTTCGCAGCCTCCGCTTGCAGATACATTGACTGCGGATCTGGTTGTGATGCAAGTTGCTGAAGTTCGGCCATCAGGTCTTCTTGCTCTTGCTCTGTTGGCTCAACAACGCCCATGCGGATTAGCTTCTTACGGAAGAAGTCTCTGACCTCCCAGATACCCTCACCTTCCATGTTCATCATCGCCATTGCGCCAAGAACTTGTTGTGTCTCTGGGTCTGTCGCAAGTTGCATCATGCCCATTAGAGAACGAACGGTCGCTGCACGTTTAGAAGCTGACGATGGGCCAACCTCAACAGATACGTCAAACTTTGCGCGGCTTAGATCGTTTTCATATTCCAGTTCGCCAGTCTGCTGATTAATGACCGGTCTGCTTAGTTCAATTCGATGAAGTTCACCTTGTGACCCCATGCCTTTAACTTTGCGACCTTGCTCGACCATAACATCTCTGGCCATTGATAACCAAATTTCACCGCAGCGCTTGATCGCCTTTGCCATGTTAGACATGTAAATAAACGACTGCATGTCCAAGCGGTTTTGGATCAACTCGATTGCGCGGCCAGACATATTGGTTTGAATTTCTTCACCAGCTTCCTGATTGCCCAGAAGGTCAGAAATGTCCTGTTCTGTAATCTGCAATAGACCAGCCAACGCAGGCGGGATCTGTGGTGGCTTAGTGTACCCAATCGGTCCAGCGAGTGTTTCGTTGCCCTGCGCATCTGTCACAGTGTTAAGCAACAGATATGGATAGTTTTTCAAGTTGTCTTCGGCCCACATTACCTCGAAGCCGGCAACTTGCTCTGGCGTGAACAGAGGCTTTTCGACAGTGGACAGCGCAGAGATTTCACCCAACTTCGATAGCTGCATGTTCTTCAAGCGCTGGGCGTCTTTCGCCATACGAACGTGACCCATGCAACGCTCGACGTTATCAATGAACCAACGCTTGCCATAGACAGGAACGATTGGGATCTGCGTGCCGGCGATGTATCCAGCATCCTCCAAGATACCAGAACCGCTCATGATGTACTTGCGAACCTTGCGACGCTTTACGCGCTTTTGACGCACCTCAACGGTTCCGATGGCGCTTAAGGTTTCCTCAAGCATTTCATCGTCTTCAAAGTCGCGTTCACTGTAACGCTCTTCCTCTCCGTCAATGGTTTGGAAAATGCGGATCAGTTCAGATGCTTCCTCAACACGGTAAACCTCTGCAACGTAAACCATGTCAGGCGTTGCCCAGTCAAATTCATACTGGTGGATTTCTTTTGGCCAAGAAGATGGATCGTCATTCCACTCTGCCTTATACGCATCGCGTGTCATCGCAGTCAGAACGTAGCACAGACGCGCATCTGACTTGTCTTGGCGCTTGGCATCCATGTCAAAGAACACTGTGCTGTCAGCGTCATAGATTGGTTCTATGCGAATGCGCTGGTAGTCATTGTCTTCGTCGTATTCGTCTTCGTAAACAGCGCGAAGACGGAATGCACCAAAGCCACCACCAACAGCTTCTTCGAAGGCGTTGTCATATGCTTCATCGGCTGCGCTATCTTCTTCGTCTGCACGGAAAAGTGCGTCACATGTATCCGCCAGCTTGTCATCTTCATCGCCATCTTTGCTGACAAAATCAACGGTAATGCGGTTATTGCGGTATTCGTTAATGATCCGCATAACTGACAGGTGGATTTTATTAACTTCAAACCGTGGCTTGTTGTTGAATTGCTCGGCGAGATTACCTTCCCATTGCGCACCGGCAATAGAATAGAAGCGTCGATCCTCAAGGCACTGCAAGCGCTCTTCACGCATTGAACCCTGTATGCTATCGAACTCCAGAAGTGCTTCCTCATGGATATTCGCTAGGCGTTCTTGTTTAGTCATTCTTGCCACGGTCTAGCCTCGCAATCAAATTTGCCTGATTATATTACACAATTTTATAAAAAACAATCACCGCGCAATAGGCATTATGCTGGCGATTGGTTTTGCTTTCGGTTTCTGTTGTACGTTTGCACGTCTTGCCCCTTCACAGGCATATCTTAGAGCATCAATAACATGATTGTCTTTGTCTTCCAATACAGGCAAAACTGCTCCGGTGTCCTTGTCTGTTTTGTAACTGTAAAGGGTCAGTTCATCGATAGTATGTTTGCAACGCGGGTGAACTACGATGTCAAACGATTTCAGCCACTCCACACCCTCTTCGACAGACTTTGGCCCCTTGATCGCCGGTTGGATCTTTGGAAAGCCGTTCTTGCGCATATGGCTGATTGTCTCTGGTCGCGCACTATCTGCCACCATTGGCCACTTCTCGGCCTCTGGGATCGACATGAACAGCGAAGGCGTGTCCACGATCTCGCAGCCAACCTGATACGCTTCGTAATCGATATACAGCTTGCGCCCAACGATGTGACAGCGAATGCCTACAGTTGGGTCTGTCGCAAACCCCCAGTCAGCGCCCATCCGGTGAATAGCCTCCGGCGGTGCCTCGAAGTCTTCGACCGTCCAGTTCTTGAACACTCGCGTTGCGCTGTTGCGAACGTATTCACCCTTCCAGACGTGCGCATATTTGTCTGGATCGCGGCGCTGATCGTAAAGCATTTCGTCGCGCAGAACGTCAGGGAACCACGGGTTGTCGCTGTAATTGACTTCGACGCAAACACTGTCAGGCGGTGCTTCTGGACCACGCATCAGCCCTTCGATTGGATCATCTTCGTATCGCGGGTTCCAGCTGAACCATAGCTGCGAGTTTGGTTTGCGGATTGTCGGGCGCAGAAGGTCCAACGAAAACTGGCTGATCGATTGCGCTTCTTCGACCCACGCAATGTCGAAGCCTTCGAGCGACTTGATGCTGTCTGCGGTGTGGTTCTGCATCCCCTGAAAGATGATGATGCCGCCGTGAATGGATTTGATCTGCGATTGCTGCACGTCGAACATATGCCCAACGCCAAGTTCCTGTATTTTGTTTTCGATCAGCTTCTTGACCGATTGCGCCAAAGACTTCTGAACCTCGCGGACGCAAACCGCATCGACCTTGCCCATCACAGATCGTTCGACCAGCAGTTCAGCAAAGAAATGCGATTTGCCAGAACCCCGCCCGCCATACGCGCCAATGTAACGCGCATTTTCACGCTTTAGGATGGGGACCGACCAGCGTGGGGTTTTGATGTCCAGCTTCATTCTGATTTCGGATCAACGATCGTGCGCTGTATCGCAACAGGGATCGACCCGCCATCAGGCCCAGACAGTTCTTGTTTGTCCTTCTGGCCGAGCATCTGCTTGCCAAGCCAGACAAGCATTGTTGCATTGCCATCTTGGGCTGCTTTCCACTGGGCGCGGCGCAAAGATGCTTTGCCTTCCCCTTGGTGCTTTTTATAGAGGGCTTCAAAATTATCCACACCCTCAATGCCTTGCTCCTTGATGCGGCGGTTCAAGGTGGTGTCACTCATACCAAGAATGTCGCAAATTTCATCGCGAGTGCATTGAATGCGGATCATGTTGATAAGCTGTTCCAATTCCTTTTCGGTCATTGGTTTGCTCGGTCCTTTTGGGCCAGGCTTTGCCATTACGCTGCCTCCCGCTCTTGCTTGAGTTCGTCATAGGTTTGACCAGTGGCTTCAAGCGTTGCCTGTTCGCCTGTGAAGTCCTGCCAGCGTCTGACGATGACATCGCAGTATTTAGGATCAAGTTCCATGAGGCGTGCTTGTCTGCCGTGTTTTTGGCACGCAATGGCTGTTGTTCCAGAACCAGCAAAGCTGTCGAGAACTAAATCGCTACCTTTGGTGTTGTTGAGCATCTGGTATTCGAACAGTTCGACAGGCTTCATCGTCGGATGTTCTGCATTGCGAGATGGACGATCAAATTCAAGGATAGTTGTCTGCTTTCTATCTGTTGCCCAAAGATGTGCCGCGCCATCTTTCCAGCCATAAAGACAAGGCTCATGCTTCCAGTGATAATCCTGACGTCCCATAACCATTGTCTGCTTTTTCCAAATAAGGCATTGACGGACGGTCCAGCCAGCATCCTTTGCCGCGCCCCTGAAGTTGTAACCTTCACTGTCGGCATGCCA